GTACAACAACATACTTCTGCTGAGAAAGAAAGCAGAACAACAAAGAAAGAACATCAGACATGAGAGGTATGAATACTTCTCAGGTAAAGCAGACCCAGAAGTTTACATTGACAATCCCTTTCCTAAGAAAATTAGAGACAAGGATACAATGACCAAATATTTGGATGCTGATGAGAAGTTATCAAATGCTTCTCTCAAAATTGATTACTATGATACTATGTTGGAGTATCTTGAGAATATTCTCAAACAAGTTACCAACAGAACATATCAAATCAAGAATGCTATCGAATTCATGAGATTCTCTTCTGGATTGGGGTAATAAATACCTTTAAGAGAATCTATATCTATGGCAGATTTGACAATCCAGAAGGTGAATGAAGTTTACCTCAAGATTGAAACTGAACCTCACATTGAGTATGAGTTGAGGGACAGATTCACTTTTGAGGTTCCCAATAAGAAATTCATGCCTCAGTACAGAAGCAAGTACTGGGATGGATACGTTCATCTGTTCAATATGAAAACCAAGAGGATCTATGTAGGTCTTCTTGATAAGATTGTTGCGTTCTGTGAGAATGCTGGATACTCATATCAGTTTGCAAACAATAAGTTTTACGGTCCTCCATTTGAAGTCAATGAAATGATTTCAATGGAAGGAGTGAAGGATTACATGAAGTCCATCACTACCTTTACTCCAAGAGATTATCAGATTGAAGCAGTATATGATGCTCTGAGATATAACAGAAAACTTCTCATCTCACCAACAGCATCTGGCAAGTCATTCATGATTTATGCCATTGTTAGGTACTTTGTGGCATTAGGTAAAAAGATCCTTCTTGTAGTGCCTACTACGTCCCTTGTAGAGCAGATGTTCAAGGACTTTCAGGATTATGGGTGGGATGCAGAAAACTACTGCCACAGAATCTATGCTGGCAGAGATAGAAGCAATACCAGTGAAGTCACTATTACAACTTGGCAATCTGTTTACAACTTAGATAGATCATTCTTTGAAGAATATGATGTTGTAATTGGAGATGAAGCACACTTGTTCAAGAGCAAGTCACTGATAGGTATCATGGACAAGTTGCATCATGCTAAGTATCGATATGGTTTCACTGGAACACTTGATGGGACACAAACCCACAAATGGGTATTGGAAGGATTATTTGGTCCATCATATAAAGTTACTGGAACTAAGAAACTGATTGATGAAGGTCATCTTTCTACTCTTGATATTCAATGTTTAGTTCTCAAGTACAAACCACAGAAGTTTGATACTTATGAAGATGAAATTCAATTCCTCATTGGTCATGAGAAAAGAAACAAATTCATCACTAATCTTGCTATTGATCTAACAGGTAATACTCTTATTCTTTTCTCAAGAGTAGAAGCACACGGTAAGGTACTTTTTGAAATAATAAATAGCAAGGTAACCAGTGAAAGAAAAGTATTCTTCATTCATGGTGGCGTAGATGCTGAAGATAGAGAACTTGTAAGAAAAATTACTGAGGAAGAGAAGGATGCAATTATTGTTGCATCTTATGGAACCTTCAGCACAGGTATCAACATCAAGAATCTACACAACGTTATTTTTGCCTCTCCATCCAAATCAAGAGTTAGAAACTTACAGAGTATTGGTAGAGTCCTAAGAAAAGGCAAAGACAAAGTAAAAGCAAGATTATATGATATTGCTGATGACCTTACTACAGGGTCAAGAAAGAATTATACATTGAATCACTTTATTGAAAGAATCAAGATTTATGTTCAAGAACAGTTCAATTATGACATTATTTCTATTGACATAAAAGATTAGAAAGGGAGTATTGCTTATGATGGAAGATGATTTTTACGCAACAATCAAATTCAAATGTGGTGATGAAATCTTTACCAAAGTAGCAGCATCTGATGAAGGTGATAGAACTTTACTAATTTTATCTAATCCTATTGTTGTAGAGGAAGTAAAGATTAGAGGTAAAGTAACAGGGTACAAGTTTGAACCTTGGTTAAAGACAACTACAGAAGATATGTTCATAGTAGACATGAGTGATGTTCTTACTATGAGTGAATCCTCTGATGTAGAAATGATTGTCAATTACCAAGACTTCATTAGAAAGATGTTCAAAGGAGATGGTAATAATACCAAACCAAGTAAAGGAATGGGATTTATTTCTACTGTCTCTGAAGCAAAAGAGGTCTTAGAGAAGATCTTTAATAACAGCTAAGCTTCAAGCTATTACTTATCTTCAAAAGGAACAAACCTATCCTACTCAAGATTCCAGAACTTGTCAACTATTTGAATTCCTGGTATACTAATATCAGATAAAGATATATTATGTCAGTGCTGTCTCCAAGATTTAATCAGATGAAAAGAGGAAGAAACTCTGAACACTACGTGAATAACAAAGAGTTTCTTGAAGCTCTTGAGAACTATTTTGCTGAGGTCAAGCGGGCAGAAGCAAATGACAAACCCAAACCTCAGATTCCCTCTTACATTGGAGAGTGCTTTCTGAAGATTGCTAATCACTTATCATACAAACCAAACTTTGTGAACTACATGTTCAAGGATGATATGATCTGTGATGGTATTGAGAACTGTGTGAGATATATTCATAATTTCAATCCTGAGAAGTCCAAGAATCCATTTGCATACTTCACTCAAATCATCTACTATGCTTTCCTGAGAAGGATCTCCCAAGAGAAGAAGCAGTTAGAGATCAAGAACAAGATCCTGGAGAAAACTAACTTTGATGAAGTCTTTGATGCCAATGACCTTGACAGTGGGAATTACTCTGACTACAATAGCATCAAAGATAATGTCCACTCTAAACTTCGCTATTGATGAAAGTAGCAATCATCACTGATACACATTATGGAGCAAGGAAATCTTCCACCTTGTTCCATGATTATTTTGAACAGTTTTACAAGAATGTCTTCTTCCCTACCTTAGATGAACAGGGTATCAAGACAGTTATTCATATGGGTGATGCCTTTGATAGTCGCAAAGGTATTGAATTCAAAGCACTGACTTGGGCACAGAGAGTTGTTTTTGATCCTCTGAAAGAAAGAGGAATTGATATGCATCTGATGGTTGGTAACCATGATGCTTATTACAAAAATACCAACTCTATCAATGCAGTTGATCTCCTGTTGAGGGAGTATTCAAATGTAAAGGTTTATTCTTCACCAACAGAAGTCAAAGTTGATAATCTTAATATCTTATTCATTCCTTGGATTAATGCAGAAAACGAAGAGAGTACTATCAAATCTATTCAAAATACAACTTGCAAGTGTGCGATGGGGCACCTTGAGCTCACAGGATTTAGAGTTAATCGTCAAATCGTCATGGACCACGGTCTTGAGAGCAAACTATTTGAGAAGTTCTCCAAGGTCTTCTCTGGTCACTATCACACTCGATCGGACAATGGAACAGTATTTTACTTAGGCAATCCTTATGAAATGTTCTGGACTGATGTAAATGACACCAGAGGATTTCATATCTTTGATACTGAAACATTAGAACACACACCAGTCAACAATCCCTACAAGTTGTTCCATAACATCTATTATGAGGACAATGATCACCAACTGTTCAATGCTTCTGAATATGAAAACAAGATTGTAAAGGTCATTGTTCGTAAGAAGAGTGATACAGTCAAGTTTGAAAAGTTCATTGACAAACTTTATTCTGCTGGTGTAGCAGAGATGAAAGTTGTAGAGAACCATGAGTTCACTGGTTGGTATGGTGATGAAACAGAGGCATATGAATCAGAAGACACTCTTTCTATCCTTGATAGATATATTGAGGAATCAGAAACACATCTGGACAAATCCATTGTTCAAAAACTTCTGAAAGATATCTACCAAGAGGCTTGTGAGTTAGTTTAATGTTTCTTCTAACAGTTGCAGGAAAAGAAAAAGAAGGTGCATTTTCAGTAACAGATGATGATGGGGATCAAGTCCTCTACATCTTTGAGGAGGAGGATGATGCCATTCGTTATGGACTAATGTTGGAAGAAGAGAATG